ACTCAAAGGTCAGTTATTACAAGATTCCAATATCAAGAGCAAGTACATCAGATGCCACGGCAGGCGTCACAGTAACAACTTCCAACACAGACGTGGATTCAGCCTCAGAAAGCATAGACTCTTTCGCCCATGCTTCATTTAGAGCGGCCAAGTATCTGATCATCATAGATGACAATGCAAAAACAGAGACAGGTGTTACGGAAGCACTTGTGGTACATAACGGAACTACCGCTTTTGTGACCCAGTATGGCACAATAAACACAGGAAATAATGACATGATCACACTGACAGCGGCGATAGATGGTAGTAACGTGGTTCTTTCAGCGGCAGGTCTAGCAACAAACTTATCATTAAAAATACACAAGACACTGCTTTCAGATTCAATGACAGCCGTATCAAATAATAATCAAAAGATTATTGGTGCTACAACAGTAAGTTCTAGTGCAACAGCATTTGACAATTTCGACCTAGATGATGCCACAGCGGCAATATACTATGTGGTAGGTGGAAATTCATCAGAGGGTGCGTTTAGCGTACAGGAAATTTACTGTTCTGGAGCACCCGGAGAAGCATCTGTGTCAGAAGGTCCTTTTGTTTCGACTAAAGGAACACATCAACTTTCATTCACAGCAGGATTCAAGTCGGATGCTGACAACAGCCTTGAATTGAGCGTGGCATCAACATCAGGTGGATCAACCACTGTAAACGCATACAGAATCAACTGTCTAGCAGAATAATATTACCAAAACAGCATAAATACAGTTTAAATTAACAATCATGCGGGAGATATGGAACCATGACAACAAGAAACTTTAGAGTAAACAACGGATTAGAAGTTGGTGATATCACGATATCAGCAAGTGCTAACACCATCACAGGTCTAGCCACAGCGGCACCAAGTGCAGACGGTGACGTGGCCAACAAGAAATACGTAGACGACAAGGCAAATATTACAGTCCTTAACACTAGTGTCGCAGTAGCAGACACAGGTTCGAACGGAACAATCACTAACACAGCAGACGGCGGCGCAGTATTGAGCCAGACGGCGGCGACGACTACAGTCACGGCATCGGGTGCAATCAACCTTACAGCAGGAACTGACGTAGTAGTACCGGCTAACGTAGGTGTAACATTTGGTACAGGTGAGAAGATTGAAGGTGACAACACAGACCTTACAGTGACATCAGGTGCCAAAATTAATCTTACAGCAGGAACTGACGTACACATTCCACAAAACATAGGTTTAGTATTTGATGCCAACGGAAGTGAAAAAATTGAATCAGATGACACAGACCTTACAATCAATTCTGGAGCAAAGATCAATCTTACAGCGACATCAGACGTACACATTCCACAAAACATAGGTTTAGTATTTGATGCCAATGGAAGTGAGAAGATAGAATCTAATGACACGGACCTAACAATCAGTTCTGGAGCAAAGATCAATCTTACAGCAACATCAGACGTAGTATTACCGGTCAACATTGGTCTAGCGTTTGCCGATGGTGCAGAGAAGATAGAATCAGATGGAACTGACCTTTCAATATCAGTTGGATCAGGTGGAGACATCAACGTACCAGCAAACATTGGTATGACTTTTGGTAACGATGGTGAGAAGATCGAAGGTGACGGCACAGACTTAACAATCGCTTCTTCAGGTGTATTGAATCTTACAGCAACAGGCAACACAGCAATCACTAACAACGCGACAATTGGTGGTAACCTTGTATTAACAGGTAACTTGACTGTAAACGGTTCAACAACAACAGTTAGTTCAGTAAACACAACTATCGCAGATAACTTGATTGAACTTAACACAGGTATATCAGCATCACACAATGATGCAGGTATCATCATCGAGAGGGGTTCAACAGGTAACAACGCGGCAATCATCTTTGATGAGTCAGCAGACAAATTCGCAATGGGTTTAACAACTTCAACAGCGGCTGACAAGTCGGGTGGTATAACAGTATCAACAGGTACACTTTTAGCGAACCTAGAAGGTAACGTAACAGGTGACGTAACAGGTACGGCTGACGTGGCAACGGCAGTTACAGCCGCAGACGAAAGCAGTGATACAAGTTGTAACGTACTTTTTGTTACAGCGGCCACTGGAGATTTACCTCCTAAAACAGGAACCAACTTGACTTTCAACAGTAGTTCGGGAGTGCTTACTGCAACAGGATTTGCTGGTGCTTTGACAGGTAACGTAACAGGTACGGCTGACGTGGCCACAGTAGCAACAACAGTCACAATTACAGACAACGAAAGTACTAATGAAAACAATCCAGTTGTATTTGTTGCAGGTGGAGACTTAGACGGTGGTAACCTTGGACTTGAATCAGATGGTACATGCACATACAATCCAAGCACAGGTAAAATAACCGCTACTGGATTTATAGGTACCTTAACAGGTACAGCATCAGCGGCACAGTATTCTGACGTAGCGGAAAGATTCGCATCTGACTCAGTATACGCACCAGGAACAGTTGTTGCATTAGGTGGCGCAGAAGAGATCACACAGGTAAACGAAGAAGCATCAGACGAAGTGTTTGGTGTTATATCTGGTGAACACCAAGCGGCATTCAAAATGAACGCAGGTGCAGGATCAGATGATTCACACCCGTTTGTAGCAATGACAGGAAGGGTAGACGTAAAAGTTATCGGTACAGTGAACAAAGGTGACAGACTAGTATCTGCATCAGTGCCAGGTTATGCTAAAGTGGCTCAAAAATCAGAATGCACAGCATTCAACGTGATTGGTAGAGCTCTTACAAGCAAAACTACTGCTGGTCAAGGATCAGTATTAGCGGCGGTCAGAGTTAGTCACTAGTAAATAACTATACTTTTTAGTAGAACACAAAAAGGCGGCTTCGGTCGCCTTTTTTTTAGACTATAAGATCCAAAATAGTTTGTAGTTTTCCTTTAATACTTTTATTGTTCAAAGTATTTTTAAGGCCCATGTGTAGATTTTTTGGCCAGCATTCAAACGCAGTCCAACAATATCCTGAATGTTCTTCGTTCAACTTAGGTATGAATTCTGCATCTATGGCCACTAGATATGTGTGGAAGAAAAACTTCTGATCGTTTGATGTGAACATCTCCAGAGGTATAACTTTTTTGAACTTAGGTACATTTCCTGTCTCTTCTTCTATCTCACGTTTGAGTCCTTCAAATGCACTCTCCGTGAATTTACTTTTACCACCTACCAAACCCCACATTCCTTGTGTCTTCCGGTCAGTCCTCTGTAAGAATAGGAAACGTTTGGTACTGGTTGCATAAAACAGGGCACCCGAACAGACAATGTTATCTTTCATAAGTTATTATAACAATTATGGAGTGGTAGCGTCAAGGCTTGAGTTGTAACCGGGGTCTGCGCCGCCGTCAAGCACTATGCTCCAATTACCTTGTGTGTACACGCCCTCGTATGATTTTACCCATTCAGTGCCATTGAATCTGTACTGAATACCCGTGTTCAAGTTTGTTACATAATGTTGTGTACTGTCTGGATTTGAAGCGTCAAAGGCCACGTTCCATTTTGATGTTGCACTGTTGTATTCTATGATATCGCCAACACTTGCTACAAGTGTACCCCAAGTGGCACTTCGGAAACTTGCTGTGCTGTCTCCTACATCATTTATAACCAAATATCTGTCTCCATTTGCCGGCGTACCTGGATCAAATGTTGCAGGATTTATTATCTTCTTGACGGCAGTCAGTGAATTGCTTGGTATTGTATCGCCATCGATTGTGTACAATAAGATGGTATCATCAAGCGTAGTAGTCGCAACGGTGCCTATAATTTCATTTCCATTTGGTTGCGTTAATCTTATCTGTGATGTACCATTCGTTACTTTTCCGTACTGATCTAATAACACTTTCCAGTTTACCGCTGGACCAAAGGTCTCAAAAGGATCAAAGTTGTTGGGTTCGTTAGCACCTGTTTGGAATCCGTCACCTCCTGATTTGACATTTGTACCTGTCGAACCAAGCAATCTTAATTGATTCCCAGTCACTAATAACCCAAAATTGTTTGGTGTAATATAACTTCTAGATGTAAGTTCTCCATCTATTAAACCTTTTGCTATTCCTCCGTCGTCGTCATATATGCTCATTATAATCTTTTGAACAACACCTAATTTCTTAACTTTGACCGGCGGTGATAACCATATTGGCATACTAAACTGTAATGTTGCTACATCAATTTCAGTATCAGCACCCACTGGGATGGTTCTCGAACTAAATGTGATGTTTCCCAACTCAATATAACTTAAACTGGTCCAATCAATGTAGTTGTCTGTTTTCTGTATCTCGAAATCCGGGTTGAACAAATACAGTATCTGTTCTAGTATCTGAAGTTTTTGATCAGTGTTAGATGAGAAAATGTCCGCTGTTACTTCTAATCTAAAAGGCGAAGGCATGACCTTCTCCACGGTGTATCCTGCACCCAGTTGGTTTGTGTAGTTTCCATCACTGTCCACATCTCTTTCCCTTAAATGTTGTTTTTCTATATGATATGGATTCTGCATTCTTTCCCTGTCATAGTTCAATTCTCTCACGTAACAAGCGATCTTGGGAGCATAGTTCAATGCGTTCTCACTGTTGTTCCTGATGATGTTTGAAACCTGTCTTGTTGGATCTCCGTACACCACAGGCACTGCTCTCAGAGCCACAGATCCATCACTCGCTTTTCCTGTCTCTACAGAAAAATTACTCAAAATCCTGATAAATTGAGTTAAAAATTTCCTAACCTGTCCTTCGTAAAAGTGTAGCATTCTTAATTGTCAGCCTTTGGTTTCAGAGCATCTGTCAATGACTGTCTTTGTGTAACTGTTAATCCGTTTATTGTTGATTCAGTAGTATTGTTGACGAAACCTGTTTTGTAGTTTCCTCTAGAATCATTGTTAGTTGTAGTTATTCTCACACTGTCCTCAATTTTAACCCATCTGGCTCCATCATATCTAAACAACCTGTTCGGTAAGAAATCTGTCCTCAAGAAGTAGTCACCTGTGTCTACGCCTGTTGTCGGAAATGTTATACCAAACCCTGCAGGATTTCCGTTGGGTGCCACACCATCACCGTCTAGGTAAAATCCATAATGTGAACTTGCCGGTGTGTCTATTGTTGCATTAACAGTATTATCACTACTGGCCCTTTGTTCTTCTGTATTGACATTTTCTGTACGTATGTTACCCCTCTCATCGATAGGTGCAACGTAGTATTGTTTGTAGTTGAATCCTGCCTTTGGTGCGTCTTGTTCTGCCTGTGCCACAACTTGATCGTTTATAGTTTTTTCCCTGTTGTATGTACTCATATAACTGGCAACAGATCCTTCTGTTGTTGCATCACCAATTACATCTCTGAACTCTTGAGAGTCTACTAGAGTTTTCATTTTTAATCTTAGTAAGTGCGGCCACCAAGTCTGCGAAAATCCTTCTGCCGCTCTGTTTACATCTTCAACTACGTAATATCTTTTGAGTGCTATTGGCACACTTTCATCTAATGAATAATCTTCTTTCATGTGCGGGAATTCAATAACATCACCGCTCATTGGTTTCCTGCCAATTCTCTCTACTATATCATTTAGATGCACAGTCAAAAATAATGTGTCGTTCTGTAAGAACATGCCAAACTGTGATAGATTGAAATCTGCATCTTGTACATTGTATATTCCCCTGACAGTATAGATGTCGCTTGAATACTTCCTGTCTCTGTTTTCTAAAAATAGCAAATCCTGTATGGTCGTTTCGTTTAGATCACTTCCGGTCACTCTAGGCTGGCTAGGTGATGCAGGTCCGTCCTTGTTGGTATCTCCCTGATCATATGGACCTAGGTATTTGTGTAGGTGTAGATCCGTGCCGCCCACCTGAAACATCTCGTTGATGTTGCGATCGAAGAACTTGTAGTCATTGCCCTTTTCAGGCTTAAAAATGGATAATCTTGGCATATCATACATATTTATTGCACAGGCAATGACTATAAATATGAGTATGTCAGAACTACAAACAGGACAACAGGAAATTTTCGATTACGTTAAGAACAATCTCGGCGACGGGATGATTGATGTGGAATTAGACCCAAAACACTATCAAACGGCACTGGAAAGAGCTGTAAACAAATTCAGGCAAAGGTCTTCAAATGCAGTAGAAGAATCATATGCTTTCTTAGAATTAAAGAAAAATCAAAACAGTTACATCTTGCCAGACGAGATTATCAATGTGAGGAATCTTAACAGAAGAACTGTTGGATCACGAACTGAAGGTGGAGAAGGCGGAACACTGTTTGAACCATTCAACCTCGCATACACAAACACCTACCTGTTGAGAGCAGGTGCAACCGGTGGACTGGCAACTTACTATGCTTTCGCATCATACCAAGAAATGATTGGAAAGATGTTTGGAAGTTTCATACAGTTCCATTTTGATGTTGCGACAAAAAAATTAACGATAACACAACGACCTAGAGCTGACGATGAGACAGTGCTTATGCACACTGACAACTTTAGACCAGACATCACACTGTTTAAAGATATCTACTCAAAACCATGGATCAGAGATTACACACTTGCTGTGTCTAAAATAATGTTAGGCGAAGCGAGAGGCAAGTTCAACACAATAGCAGGTCCACAGGGTGGCACAACGCTTAACGGCGATGCGTTAAAGAACGAAGGCCAGGCAGAGATAGAGAGATTGGAAGCAGACATAGGAAACTTCCAAGAAGGCGGAACACCGCACAGTTTTGTTATTGGTTAATTGACACCAAACTCCATTTAAATACCTTGCAATGAAAGATTCCCAATATAAAAAATACTCTGACCTCTCACTGGAAGAACTGGAAAGTTTGGTAGAGGAACTTGAGCTATTGAGCATAAAGGCGTTGAAAGAACGCAAGAAAACCTTGAGATCATCCATATTAAGATCTGTAAGAAAAGCAATCAAAGAGATTGAAAAACGTTTAAAAAAATAGTATAATAAACCTATGTTGATAGGTGTAGTAGGTTTGATCGGTTCTGGAAAAGGCACAGTCGCGGATAGACTCGTAGAAAAACATGGATATCAAAAAGACAGTTTCGCAAAGAGTCTAAAGGATGCCGTGGCATCGATGTTCAATTGGGACAGGAACATGCTTGAAGGAGACACTGAATCGAGCAGGCACTGGAGAGAACAACCGGACCAATACTGGAGTGAGAAGTTTGGCAAACCCACAACTCCGAGATGGGTGTTGCAGTACTTTGGTACGGAAGTGATGCGTGGTCACATGTACGACGGAATATGGGTGGACAGTTGCATTGGTAGGTACAAGGGACAAGACACCGTGATAGCAGATACAAGATTCCCCAATGAAGTCAAACAGATCAGAAGGCACGGTGGCAAGATCATACTTGTGAAAAGAGGATTTGATCCTGACTGGTTTGTCAATTACGTTGAGGGCAACATTGAACCACAAGGCATACACAGTTCAGAATATGCATGGGCAAGAGAAGAGTTTGATTTCGTGATTGATAACGACGGTACAAAAGAAGAACTATACGCTAAAATAGACGACCTAATCGTCAGCAACAAGATCACCAACCCGCCATCCAAGTCTACGGGTACTGCCCAACCTTTGGCAATTGGCGCAAACAGTTTTTAAGTTAGTCACCACAGTATTCCTAAGATTTCCGTCCACAA